ACGCAACATGTCTTCCAAATCAACGCGGCCACCGGTCCCAAATTCAACATAAGGCGAATATTTTGCATTGGCGACAATGTTAATTGTTTTGCCGCTTTTTTGTGCGCTGATTGATTGGCGGAGCGTACCCTTATCAACCGGCGCCGCACGTTTTGCAAGTCTAACAATTTCCAGGCCCGTTTTGCCTAATTCGTTTGAAACCTTTTGAGATTCAAACGCGCGTAATTTATCTAACTTTTTGTTAAGTTTTGACAAATCGGATTGATTTATTTTTATATTCATTTAACTTGATTTTGTTGCTAAAAGTTTTGTATAAAAATCCAAATCAAATTCAAATTTGTCGTTTATTCTATATTTTTGGGTTTCGCCTTCTAATGTAAACACGTCGCCCAATTGAATCAAATCCGCGGTCTTTTTACGCATTGTTAATTCAATGTCGATGTCTTGTTGCCTTTTGCCGAATTTGTCCTTTATTTCGCCTTTTAATTGCGTTAAATTGCACCAAACCGTTGCAATGGTTGACAGCGTTGAATTAAAACCACCAAAACCGTCCGCAACCTTTGAGAAACGTTTTATTGTTATTTTAGAATCTAATTTTCCGGCTTGCATTAAACAAACATTGATTTAAAGGACGTTAATATTTTTTTTGTACTTGTTGTAATTTCGTTTAAATTTACGCCCGTGACAAAATCCGCGCGGTTGTCGTAATATGTTGAAATCAATTGAAGCATTGCTTGTTTTATTAATGAATTGTTGATCCCGGTTGTCACATAGGTAATTAAAACGCGTTCGGCCGGTCCTTGGTCCAATTCAATTGTTTCATTGTCCAAACCTAAAATTTCAAAATCTGTTGTGGCCGTTCCTTTGATTGTGATTTGTGAAATGCTCGCAACCGGCCCAAATGGCAAATCAAAAATTCCGTTTGTTTCGTCTAAATAATAACTTCGATTTTTGGCGACAATATCGCGCGATATATAATTTTCGGACCAAATCCGCGCTTGTGTGATCATTTCAGAAATCAACGTATCATCGGCGGTTGTATCAATCCGGACGTAATCTTTGACGTTTTGGGTTGTCAATAATTCGGAACCGGTTGTTGTATTGATTTTAATTTGTCGCATTGTCTTTTGTTTCTTTGGATTCGATTTTCAATTCCTTTGTTTCAATCTTGGCTTTGCTTTGCTTTTTATTTATTGGCGAAGCGTAACCCCTGGAAATCCAAATTGTTGCAATATGGTCCGGCAAATCAATTTTGTCGCCGTTTTCGTATCGTTTGCCGTCCCTTAAAATTGATGTTTTGATTTTTAATTCCATTATAAAATATTTTTGTAAAGATAAAAAAAAAGCGCCACATAAATTGTGACGCCTTTTCCGAATGAAAACAATATGAAAAAACATTAAAGTAATGCAAAGTTATTAAAATTTTTTGAATATTTTTCCATGCCAAGTGTAAACGATTTTAAAATGCCGTCGTTTTTTATAATAAAAAAACCGTTTCGTTGTTTTGAATAGATGGCGAAAAATTGAACGTCTGATGTTTTATAAAAATTGTCGTTTCGATCGCTTAAAATAATTCGTTTTCGCGTTCGGTTTGATTCGTCAATTGCTTTGATTTGAATTTTTGACAATCCGTTCGGGGTGTCAATAATACAATCATAAACCGAAGTATGAAGCAAAGGAAATGAAACCAAAAGATTGTTTTTCATCGCCTCAACAGCGAAAAGGTATTCCGCGAAACAACCGAAACGACTTGCATCCATTTTATAAAGTTATAAAAAAAAGCGCTTAAATTAATAAGCGCCTTTTCAAACTAACCAATAAATAAAACTAATCACCGTTGTAAAGGGCCAACGATAAACCCAAAAAGAAAAGGAACAACGTTCCAATAATATCGTTATATAGAAACATTTGACGCGTTGCAAACACGAAAAATAAAATTGTTAAAACAAAGTTAATAAAATTTTTATAGTTGGTCCGCATAAAAACATTGATTGCAACAATAATATTTGTCTTCACTTATTGGCGCTTGACAAACCCGGCATTCAAATTCGGGTTCGTCGCCCGGAAAATAATCTAAACCCCAAGACATGACGCAATATTTAAAGGTTTTAAAATCTTATTGAAAAATTTATTGAATTTCGTTTGTGATTCAAAATTTTCTATTTCTTTTTTTGTGTAAACATTGACGCGTTTTCCGTCGTGTATTATAGTTAATCCGGTTGTTGTTTTCATTTGTCTAAAATTATATTTAAAACAAAACTAAAAAAAAACTTTCAATTAAAAAAATATTTTTTGTTTTATTTTTATATATAAAAAAGGCCCGGAATAAATCCAGGCCCTTTGAATTGATTGATTTGCGTAAAATTACGGCGTTTCCAATGCAGCTTTTGCAGTTGCAAAACTACCTTTTACAAACGCATTAGGCAAATAGTTGGTCAATGCAATCCTTTCAGAAACGCGGACCGTTACAAAACCGTCACGGACGTTTGTTCCGTCTTCTTTAAAGAATTCAACATTGATTCCGTCACGGACCCAAAGTTGCGTTCCAACGCCAAAGTTTCCAATTAAGAAATTACCGGCACTAATTGCGCTATTTAAAACAACTTTCACGCCCATGAATACGGGTTGAAGACCGCTGTAAACTTGGTCTTTTAAATAATTGTTTTGCGTATCTTTTAATAATAGTATTTTGTGAAAATCTGTTGGATTTAACAAAATTGTATCGGCGTTGTAATTTGCCAATGCTAATTGATTTAAAGACGCAACAATCACGTCAAATTCATTTGCGTTGTCAACGGCGTCGGCTAATGATCCGGCGGCGAATACAGTTGCAGAATTTTCAATACCGCCCAAAGTGTTACCACTTAAAACGTGAGCATCCTCAACGTCCAACAGTTTTTCGGGCGCACGGCTTGACAAATATGATGTCAATTGTGCGGTGTCGGCCAACATTTCTTCAGAAATACGGAAATAAGTTCCGATTTTCTTTACATTGGCGTCCGTCGCAGTCATGTCAAAATCGGATTGCGTAAACGTCGCGCCTTCGGCTGTAATGTCGGCGCCGTTGCTGTATCCACTTTCTTTGACATAGCGAACAACGTCCGATGTTGTTGAACCTTGGGCCAATAACTCGCGAATGTGCTGCGGTCTTGTTGGATCAAATTTATATCCAGGAACGCGATCCGCTGCAATAACTGAACCGGTGAAATCGGCGCCGGTGGTCATATCCGCTTTAATTTCAAACGCTGCGCTTCTTGAATGGCCTTTTGTCAATTTTTCAATTGCGCCATTTTCAAAGGCTTCATTTAAAGCGCCTTTAAACGTCATTCTTTTTTTAGCGCTGAATTGCTTTTTGTTTGCAACCTCAATCGCGTCCAAACGCTCATTTAATTTTGTTGCCATTTCGGTAACTTCATTTTTTACAATGTCGTTAGCCTTCAATACAACAGTTTCAACCACCTCGTGATTGGATTTTTCGATTTTTGAATCAATGGCCGTGTTAAATTGGTCCAATTGATTTTTGATATTTTGTTCCATTTTTTATTTTTTTATGGAGTTAATAATATAATTTAAGATTTCGGAATCATTGTTTTTTGCCTCAACATTCGGCAAAGTGATTTCATCAACCGGCTTTGTGAATTCAACAAATAATGATTTTAGTTTTAATAATTCCGCTTCGATTGCAAATCCCATTTCGTCGGAAATTGAACCTTTGCGAATTAGTTTACATAAATTGTCGTATCTGTTTGACAATTTATTGACGTCAATATTTCCTTTGACATCTAAAATTTTTGCTTGATCGTTAGCGGCTAAAGTAACGGCGCTAACTTCATACAATTTAACCTCTGTAATTTCGCGGTAATTGTCTTTATTTTGTTTTTGAATTGGCATAATACCGACAGAATTTTCGGTAATGACGCCGGTTTTCATTAATTCAACAACGTCCATTCCCAATTGTGTTTTGGCAATTTCAGCGGTGAAAACCAAACCCTTATCGTCTTCATATAATTCAACCATTTTTCCGATCGGTTGATTCATGTCGTGTTGATATAAGTATTTGACGCGGTCGCCATTTTCGGCGATTGTCTTTTTATATGCGCCTTTCATTATTACGTCATTGTCGGAATCTTTGTTTCCGAAATAGCTTCCATAACCTTTAATAATTCCGGCCTTTTCGTCGGCGTCAATTAATTCACCAACGGGCGCCGCTTTATATAGAATCGTGTTCATAAGAAAATTTTTGTAAATATACGATTTTTAAAAATTTATATATATTGAATCATTCCGCCATCTAAAACATCGCCGGTAAAACTTTCAATCCACTTTATTTGCCTACCATTTGAATTTTCCAAAACTTCAATCAATTTGTCTTCACCTAATAAATTATAATAATTTAAAGGCGTTTCAGAGTTTGGGTGTAATTCTAAATATTTATTTATAAGTTTTTCTAATTTATCCATTTTATAAATTTATTAATTCATCAATCCATTTGATTGTGTCATTGTATATATCCGGAAATAATTTTTTAAACACTAAATTTCCGCCAAATTTATTTTCAAACGAGTGCGCCAACATTTCCGCGTGTCGCCAACCTAAATTGCTATAATAACTATTTGAGTGGCCCCAACCTATTTTGTTTTTAGTCATAGCGCCAAAATAATCGGCGACCGCGCCATAACTTTCACTAAATTGCTTATCCGTTAAGTTAGGAAATTGATTCCTTATTGACTTTGCATGACTAACGCTAAACCTATCAACGTGCTTAAAATAGTCAAATTTACCGGGACCTCTCTTATTAATCCCAATCTTTTTTAATTGAAACTTATAAAATTCAACAACCTGGTCAACACTTTTGTAGTGTTTACCCGCTAATTTAACCCAACCACGCTGTGAATGAATTAAATGGCCAAATTCATGGGCCAAAACCTTTCCAATGGTTTGTTCATTGTACCTAACCACATCAATCACAATAGTGTTTCCCAACTGATAAGAACCCCCACCTTCGGAAACCTTGAGTTTCGGCTTTTCTTTTAGCAAAGATAAATATTTATCGTTTACTTTGGCATTTTTTGGAACTATTTTATCCCAATCGTCCGGACGCATTAAATTTTGAGGGCCTGAAACAATTGTTGATCCAACGGCGGCCGCAAAATCACCCAACCCAAAACCGGTTGTTGTTCCGCCACCCAAACCAAAATTGATATTTTCAATTTGTCCAACGGTTTGTGCGCCTTGCGTTGGCAAATAGGCAACGGAACAACGGCAATTAATAGTTTCCGCAGCGCCGCCCATTGGATCGCCCGGAAACATCATTGGTTGACCGCCAACAATAAAAGATTCATTAAACATTACGGGATTGCTTGCGCCGGCTTCGGAATGCGTATCGCGAACCCTATCATCAAAACTTGCAATCCATTCTTTTTGTAATTGTTCACGCGGAAAAATAGTTGTTGCGGCTTCGGACGTTGCGAAATTAGCAGCGGCGGTTGATTCGGTTCGAACCAATCGTTCCGCTTGGAATTGTGAATATCTATTGAATTGATTGCGTAATATTCGCCCCTTTTCAATGGCGCCCAATGTCATAAATTCCGGGTCCGTCATCAATCGTTGTGTGATTCGAATTAGCGTTTGTCTTGCGGTACCGGCAACCAACGTCACGCGTTCGGCACCCAAAGCGGAACCAAAGGCGCCAAATGTATTTTTCCAAATATCATCATAATTTGAAGTGTCAACGGCCTTTGCAATGTATTTTTGAAAATTGTTGACGTACCATTTCGCAAATCGCATTCCAATGTCGGTGTACAAATCACGATATATTTTTAAAAGTGGTTTGTTGTCAAATAACAATTGAAAATTGGTTTGACCGTCCGCAATAAACGATTCAATGCCTTTGTTGTATTCGCTTTTATAAAAACGCTTAACAATT